ACTTTATGGAAATGGCAATAAGACTACTCCTGTTAGATGGAGAGTAGAAAAATTAGACCAAGATAATAGCTGGGAAACTCTAATATCTTTTGACGAAGTGTCTTTAAGGGATGATGGAAGTCCAATTATTGGTTTTGATGGGCATGTTGAGATTACCTATGGGTTACAGATTCCTAACGAATATAAAGATATTTTTATATTTGCCGACACCATTGCCAATGACACCTTGCTTCCAGATACTGCTCCAGTGGGATACACATATTTGGTAAAAGAGTCAGACCATGATCTAGGAATTATGTGGATTTTTGTAAACGATGAGTGGGTTTCCTTTACCCCAGATTATTCTTGGGCAGTCTCAGACGAGCTAATCAATTATAATAGTAATTTTGTAACGCAATTATCTAATCCAGATTATTTTAATGATGCAAACGGTAATCCAGTATTTAGAGAGTTTGAATGGATTAGTGGTTTAAGAATTGTTGTAGAAACAATGAACAAGAATAACTGCTCTTTTGATTTAATTGAACTTTCTCCAAGACTTTTAGTTGACATAAGCGAAAGCATTTTATCTTTTTCAATTACAAAAACTATGTCAGACCTTGGAAATGGATCTATTCCTGTGGGTGGCCTCTCTGCCTCAACTGGTCAAGTTGAAATTTTTGACACAGACTTTTCCTTTAACCAGAATAATGTTTTTGATTTTGAGACATATACTGGAAGCATTCTGGCAGAATATTTAGATATGCCAATAAAGTTTTTATTCTATGACATTACGAGGGAGGTAGATGGGATAGACTACTTTATACCAGTAAAAACAATGTATAGTGAATCTTTTCCGCAAGCCAGTGGTCAAGCATCAACTGTAAGCGTTGTCGTAAGAGATTTATTCTTCCTCCTTGAATCTAGACCAGCACCAGAATTATTGCTAACTGACGTATCATTAAGCTGGGCTATAACAGTTTTGCTTGACTACATAGGTTTTTCAAATTACACATTCAAAAGAATTGCTGGATACCCCGAAGCAACGATTCCCTACTTCTTTGTTGAGCCTAATCAGAATGTTGCAGAAATGTTGCAGAAACTAGCCGTGGCAAGCCAATCAGCAATATTCTTTGATGAATATAATAATCTGATAGTAATGTCTAAAGAATATCTTCTTCCGAATACTGTGAGCGAGCGAGCAACGGATACCACTCTTTATGGTCAGGTTGAGGGCACAAGTCTTCCAAACATCATAAACCTTTCGTCACAAGATAAGCTTGTTTACAATGACGGTCAAATAAATTACACGACTAGATACATTCAAAGATCCATTGGTTCTACATCAACAGCACAAAAGCTAGATCAGTATAAAGAGTATATCTATAAACCAGTTTTATTGTGGGAAGTTGAGGGAAGAGAATCAACAAAAACGGTTAACCAGCTAGGAGCACAAAACTCTGGCTATACCTTGGGGGCAGTTCCACTAAACTCAAATTTAACAGAAGATCTTCCATATGTTTTAAATAATACGGTGTATAACAATGTAATTGATGTTGGAGAAAATGTTTACTGGATTCCATCTTATAGCGGATACTTTTATGCAAATGGAGAAGTTATTAGATTTGATGCTGTAGAATACTCTGTTTCTGGAGAGATTGAGCCAGTATGGGTTGCAAGTAATCAAGAGTATCAGGATTACTTTTCTAAGTTACCATTTAATGGAAAAATGTTTCCTACAGGAAATGTGAGAATATATACTAAGCCAGAATATGAATTTATTGATGGCACAACAAATTTAAAAAATGGAACAGTAGTTGATCATGGTAGAGGACAATTTGGAACTCCAATATCATCACACTTTGCTGGATTAGGCAGTGATAGTTATTGGTCAGATAATTTATATGTCCGTGGATGCATTATGGATGCTTCAAAATATCTTTTTACAACAAGTTCTTACATTGACTACCCATCAGGTCTTGGGCAGGGAATTGCTGGAAAGATTCAAGAATCTCCATACGTTGATGCAGATTCATTCTCTCAGTCCTCAACAAGAAATGGCATTATTAAAAACTTTTTAGCGGATAGTTATGCAACAGAGGCAGAAGTTAACTACTATAAAACCACTGGTCCAGGAACAATTCAGTCATCTGCCTTAGTTGTAAATGGACCAAAATTTACAGAGAGCCTTTCTGCCTCATCTTTCATTTCTTATGTCTATAAGGATTTTATTGATCAAAATGGAGAAGCCATTCCATACAAACACTTTGGAACTAGAATGAGAATTATTGGAAAGGTTGAGTCTGGAACTGATAAATCTCAGACCCCAAGTGGAGGGTATCCAATATTCGAAGGATCAACTGGAGAAAATGTATATTCTTCATCCAGCAGCCTATCTCAACTTTCACCAGACCAGCAGGTAAAGATATATGGTGGATCGGGTGGAATAGGAATTGGAATAAATAAAGAAACTAACAATGGATATTTTTTTGAGATAGTAGCCCTTACTGCAGACAACGTTCAAGACTATGTTTCTGATAATAATGCTGGAGTAAAGGTGGCAAATATTCTTTCATCTCCACAACCATCATGCGTTAGCAATGAAGTCACCGTTTATACAGAAAGTCAGTTTGATTTCCAGGTTGGGGAAAGTGTTTTGATTTCTGGACTAGTAGATCAAAATGATCCAACAAATACTAGAACTCCTTTAAATGGAGAATACCAAATCACAGCAGTTGGAACAGACAAAAAATCATTTAAATACGTTATATCATCTGATACCCCACTAACAACTGTCTCAAGCACTGGTGGAGTTGCCTCACAATCTATTCAGGATGCCACAAACATTTCAAATATATATTTTTATAAAATCGTTTCTGATGGAAATGGCTCTGCAATTCCAGTAAAGCTGTGGTCAGGTCTTGGTCAAATAAACGTAGATAGTGGAGATTTTGTGGGACAAAACAGGTTGGCTGGAGAATCCTCAACAACCGTATACGACTTGTCTGCGGAGTATATAAACATTGGATCTGCAAGAAGATTCTTCTTATACATGAATGGCAAGCAGATTTCCGTAGTAGACGACAATGATCCACTTCCAGAATACAATAATATGGCGGTATTCACAAGAGGATCTTCAAGATGTATGTTTGAGAATATTTATGCATTGGCTAACAACTACTCAGAAAGTACAACTTTTACTGTGGGATCAGGGATTTCAAAAGTTTTTGGCGATGATTTAGTTGATGCTACAGAATCATTAAGGAAGTATGCAATAAGTGGAATTATTCAAAAAACATACTTGTCTGGAATTAGTAGTGCAGAGCCTCCAAGATATAGAATGTATTTTGAAGAATTTGGAACAATATTGAGAGAGGTTGCATACTTTAATGTTAAATACGATAGAGCGTATCCAGCACTATACGCAAAGATGATGAAGGCGATGAATAGGGTAAAGGGTTATTCAGTATCTGGATTTTACGCAGGATCTTATGGAGCAGACTTCTTGGTATTCAACTGCACCGACTTTAACCTAAACCTTGATGATACATCTGGAAACTATTTAAGAATTCAAGGGATTGCTTTTACACAGGACACAACCTACACTCTTACCGTGGATGACTATTATAAGAAAAACTCCATCCTCGCTAACTCAGATCTTGGAAAACCATCTATAGCTTCTAATCCATTCAAAGTTTTGGAAGAATATAATAAAATTAAAAACTCAAGAATAAAGTATGGGGTTCATCAGTTCACTCCAATAGAGAGTCCATATATTCAGAGTAGCGATGTTGCAGAAAATGTTTTTGGTTGGGTAATCGATAAGATCTCTGTACCTAAAAAAACGGTAGGAATAAACACCTTTGGCACAACAAACCTTCAACTAGGAGATATTGTCACAATAAACTATAAGGATGCTCAAGGCCAAGGTATAGATATTATATCTCCAGAAACAAGTAGATTTGTTATTTATAATATGGAATACAAAAAGGATGCATCAGGTCTATCAACTACGATATACTTGATAGAGGTGTAAAGATGAATATTGACTGGAATGCTATCCAAAATATGAATTTGAATGAGATTGGTACTAATGGACCAGACGTAATTTATGGTTATGGTCAGGGCGTAAACACTGAAACAAATACTTGGAACGGAGCTCCAGTAGCAGGGGGTCAGACAACTACCACTACTGCCACACCACCCCCACCACCTCCACCACCGACTCCTCCAAATCCATGGACGACAACATCAACATATCAAGCACCGAAAGGTATCAAGCAAGCTCAACCAGATATTATTATTGACAGAGAAATAGATACTACTGGAGATTACATTGTAGAAAGATTTTTTGAAGAACTTGGTGGTCAAGAATTAATTAATCTTTCTAGACACGATTTAATTGATGGCAAAAGTGTAGTGTATAATCCAATTGCAAACCTTTCTAGGTTAAGACAAAGATTTAACCCTAACAATATAATTGAATCAGACTATCTTTCACAAAACGAGGAAAAAAATGCCACCATTGACATAATATCAAGAGGAATGAATGAGCCATATTTTAACGACTTGGGGCAGCTAGTTGTAGAACTTGATATAATAAGACCAGAAGAAAACATAGAGGTGCAAGTTGCCAATAGTGGAACACTGACAAGGATTGAATTATGATTACAAATGTAGGAAAAGAAATTATCTCAAAATATCTTTTGGGACAAGTACCAACTTATGCTAGCCATATATCAATTGGTTGTGGGGCAGTTCCACTAGACGCGAATGATGTTGCTCCAAGTACAGAAACGTTGGCGGCAAAAACAAAAATGGATTTTGAGATGGCTCGCGTCCCCATAACATCAAAGGGATTTGTTGATGACAATGGCACAACGAAGGTATCTCTTACAGCAGAGTTGCCAAAAGAAAGCAGGTATGAGATAACAGAAGTTGGTCTATGGTCTGCAGGAAGTAATAGTCTAGCAAAAAACTTTGACAGTAGGGTGTTGTTTAACTTTTCAGAAGCATGGCAGGCACACAGTGCATCTATTTCTCCAATTGAAACAGTCACTCCCCTGGGCAGTGGTGGCAATATAACAACAACTTCTAAAATATTTAGAGCATCAAGCGACAACCTAGTGTTCTCCAACTTAGATAGAAAAACAAGAAAAGAGGGTCCAAGATTTCTTGATTCTAAAATTCTTCTTAGAGGAGACTCTTCTATAATTCAAGGAACTAGTACTAATTGGACAGGAAATTCTCCTACATATACCGTTAGTAACAAGGAAGCTGCCGCAGGAACGGCAACATTAACTGTATCAACCCATTTGTTAAATATTGGAGATACAATCTTGGTTGATATATCCGATGTAGATTTTGATGGAGAGCATGAAATTACAGGAAGAACAGACACTACTGTAGAATTTGCGTTAGCAGCAACGATACCTTCTTCTGCAACAACAGGAAGTATATCTTTTACAGAATCTACACATATTCATCTTAATGCTATAAACTTTGATATTTCAAAAAATGCTCCATCAGACATTATATCTTTAGCCTTTAGCCTTATAGATAAGGATGCGGTGGGAGCAGGCACTGATCCAGACTATGTAAAGATACTAATTGAATTTTATAAAAATGAAACCTCAACAACATCTGGATTTGCAAAAGCAGAAATTGAAATTGACGGCACAGAATTTACTGGTGATCGCTACAAAGTTATAGAGATTCCAATATCAGAATTAATTACAAGTGAAGACTTTAGCTCCGCACAGGTTAGATTAGCAAGAATATTTGCCTCAGTTGTTTATACATCTGGAGGAGAGCAGATGGCGTCTCCAATTCATTATGTAGAGTTAGAGGGAATAAGAATAGAAAACATCACAACAGAAAACCCAATCTATGGAATGGTGGGGTATTCACCAGTAAGAACTACTGATGGTCAGCCTATTTACAAGTACACGAATACAAATAATTATGTTGAATTTAGATTCAACTTGGATGTAGGATAATGGCACAAGTAGCAATTCCTCAGGAAGCTTTTCAGGAAGTAGATATTTATACTGGAAAGTATACTGTAAGATATAGGATTATCTCAGATAATAAAAATAACTTTTCAAATTGGTCTCCAATATTTCAAGTAGATCCAGAATTTTTGTTTCAAGGAGGAACTATAGAAGTTCCTGGAAGAATCTTTTTAGATAAACTTGGAGCAGATTATGTTTCAGTTACTTGGGATTCTGCATCTATTTATAAAGGAATAGCAGGC